CCGGGGTTGCGGCTTGTTCTTGGCCTGGTTGCGCTCCAATGGCGGGGGTTTCTTCGTCTCCTGCCGCGGCGCTATCGCCGAGCAGCGTGGAGATCGGAACAGCCACCTCGGTCAGTTTCCCGGCCTTGTCGGCGTCCTTGATTTGCTGGCCCGGGATTTTCTCCGGGTTGAAAAGCGCGTAAGTCGTTCCATCTAAGGCGCGATAGAGGTTCAAACCGATCGACATCACGTCGTGCATGCGGGCACCGATCTCCTGCACCACTGGGTTTTTCTCGTCCTCCGGTGTCGAGTAGGCTGCCGGCGGGGTGCCCGCAAAGATTGCCCGGACCGGCGGAAGATCCAGCACGTTCTCGGGATTCGCGGTCGGGTTCACCTGGGCAACCGTGTCCTCTCCGTAAATCGGGGCGCGCTGGGCCTGGCTATTGGTAGGCACGAGTGCCTGCACCGCGGCATCGTTGATCTTCGAGCTCGGGGCGGGGGCGGTTGGGTCGAACAGATTAGGGCTTCCGGTGGGCATGGGGGCTTTCTTTCTTGGGACGCTTGTGATCATGCGCAAGCACATCTTCGAGTTGTTCGCCAGTGCCGAAGGTGGCGACGGCGTGCTCCCGGAACAGCGCGAGCTGTTGGGGGGTCATGGATTTCTGGATGTCTTCCCAGGTGATCCGCTTCCAGGTGCCGCGTTTCATAGGTTCGGGCATATCATTTCGGGCGAATCTCTGCCTTCTCGGCGGATTGCGTAGCGGGTTTCACGGCGCCGGCTAAACGCTGACGCCGTTCCCACTCGTCCACCAGCACGCGATGCCAGTTTTTATCAACCCGGCGAAACCGATCATCGGTCACTAGACGCTGTAACTCGGCGTCGGGCATCCCCTGCGACATCATCTTCTCATTCTGGCTCGCGCGCTTTGGCATAAAATTCGCCGAGTTAATATCGCCCAGGTCGAGGCCCAAGTCAAGGGGCTGTTCTGTCGGCGCGGCCCGGATCTCCAGCCGGCCAGTTTCCTCGTTTCGTTGCAGCTTTTTCAACGGCTCCTCGAAAGACGCCAGCTCTTCGCCGGCCCCCCGAGTCCACCCGCGCTCGCCCCACAGCTTCTTTTCCTGAAACCACATCAGGGCTTGCAGGTCGTCCGGCTGCATGTGCAACTCTTTTGCCGCCTTTGCAAATGCTTCCTGCGCGAACAAGAAGGCGGGATCGGTAATGCCGCCCTCGCTGCGGGGCAGCAATCGCCACGGAGATTTCGTCAGCCCGTCCCAGCCCAGGCGTTTCATCGTCCGGGAAGCCCACACGTCGATGGTCGCGCCGTGATCGGTGCCCGCCAGGTTTTTCGCAAACTGCTGCGTCTTGAGCCCCCGCACTTCCTCGGCCCAGGTGCCGGACAGCACCCGCAAAACCTGATCCGAGTTCTGGCCAAATTGTTTTTCGTTCTCGCGAACTAAGGAGAGCTCGCGGCTTTCGATCCACCACTCCTTCAGCGCAGCGTCGGAGGGCACGATGGTTGAGTTGTTCTCGCGCTGCCATTGCCGCAACAACCCGCCCGTTTCCAGCTTGGCATAAGCCTTCTTGTATGAAGCGATCGCGTCGTCGAACTTGCCTTCCTTCCAGAGGTTATACGCTTCGAGAGCATACTTGAAGTTTTGGGCCACGTCAGTTCTCGCGCTGGTGGCCGCGAGCAACTGGGCGAAAGAAGTAACCTCGGCGTCAGTCTTGAAGTGCTCTTTGATCAGCCGGACGGTTTCTTGATACCAGGACTTGCCGGCGAGCACGTCTGGGTCAGCAATTGCGCGCGCTTCTTCGGCAATCTTCTTGGCGAATGCAGTCGTCTGGGCATCTTGACGCGCTGACTCTCCGCGGATTCCTTTGGCAGCTTGCCGGGACAAAGGCGAATCGTCGAACGTGTATTTCACCATGTTCACGAGGGGCTTGCCTTTGGCGTTGATAATGTATTCGCCTTCGGGGGTTCGCTTGAACAGGACGGGCACTGACTCCGGGTGGAATTCAACACGTTCCTGCGTTACGCGCCGAGCGTAATCCCGAGCAAAGGCTTGCGGGTCCGTCTCCGTTACCTCGGCCCCGAACTCTGCTTGCTCCGCGTCGCCTTTCTTCGGCTTGGGCATGAACGCGGCTCGTTGCGCGCCAGTGTCAGAAATGAGGGGGAGGTGATCCAACTTGTCGATGCCCTCATACTCCACCAGGTTTGCGGCGCCTCCATCGACAATCTTCATTTTGCCGTTGAGGATGTTGACCCGCATGTGGTCGATGTCGTCGAGGTTCTCGCGCACCAACTGGAAAATCTTGTCCTTCGCATCCGTGGTCCAGGCGTTCTCGGAAGCCTCGATCGCTAGCGTTCCGGTGCGAGGTTCGTAGCGAACGCGAATGAAGCCTTCTCGAATGGCCTTCTCTCGTTCAGCAATGTCGGGCACGTTTGCAAAGTCCGTGCCGTATTCCGCGTTGAGCTTAGCGCTATTACGGGCCAGCCAGTCCTCGTGCATGCTGCCCTGGATGGAGCGGAACTTTCCGTCGGGGTCGATCCACCCGGAGGTTTCCAGCTTCTCAGGTTCCTCCCGCCGGCCGCGCTTAGCCATCATTGCTGCTTCGGGCGGTTTGGGCAGCTCGGCTGGGATCGCGTTCTCTCCCTTCAACAACGCTTGCACCGCCTTCGCAATCTGCGCGGGAGAGGTCAGAACGGTTTTCCCAGTGCCGCCCACCGGGATTGAGTGTCCGTAAGGGTCCTTCTCCGTGGGCACCGGGTCATAAATCGCCTGCTGCTGGTTGAACTTCCCAAAAGCGATCGTGTTGTCCCGATGCTTCTGATCAGGCAGCGCATTCACGTCGATGCTTGTCTGCGTCGGGTCGTCCATCTGGAACACCCCCATAGCCGTCCCCGGAATTGCAAGCACGTCCTCGTATCGGTCGGCTACTTTTTGCACCGCCGCCGGAGTGAGTGCCTTCGTCAGCACGTTCTCGCTGGCCACGGTGACGATGTCCACTTTCTGATCTTTTCGATCCCACACCTTGCCGGCGCCGGTGAACGTCTGCCCAGAGCTGGTGCCCTCGCGAACCTTTGCAAGTTCGTCGGCGACTTCCTTCGATTTCTCAAACGCTTGCGGCATGAAGGCGCCGTGAAACTGCGCAACCCTTGACGAAGTGCGACTGGGCAAGTGGCCGGCGCGATAAAACTCTTTGATGTCGTCGATAATTACCGTTGGATTCGTGACGGCCTGATAAACCCGGCTATCACGTGCGTAACCGTTTTGATCAACTAAATCAACAGCCACCTCCCCCCACTCATTTTTCAAACTCGGATCAGCGAAGAAACTTTCCAGCTTGCGATATTGTGCCTCAGAAGGTTCTTTGTTTGAGGAGATCTCCGCACCGGGTAACTCCGGCATGATTCGGATCGCGCCGGAATTGACAAACGCTGTCAGCCCGGATGTTTCACCGGAGTAACCCAATTTCCCAGCACCGGCTTTCTTCGATGCCGCCGCTATGAACGGGGTAAGCATGTTTTCTCCCACCGCTTCAGCAATCGAAGAGTGGTCGATCGTGCGTTTGTAATCTCCAGGCGGGGCATCGGGACCTTTGCCGGTGAAATCAAGCTGCGTGCCGTCGGGTAGTAGATAGCCGGTCTCCTTCCACTTCTCCGTGTCTCCGTATTCCCGCCAGGCGGCGCGATGCAAGCGTCGAGCGTATGTAGTCAGTAACTTGTCTTCGGACTCCTTGCGCTTGGCCATGAACGCACCTTCGGCCTTGCCGGTGGGTTCATCAACAATTTTCCATCCGAGACGATTAAGAGCGCTCTCGAAAACATCAGTCCCGACAGGAAGTGTTCCGCGGGGAACGCCGGGTAGAGGCTCCCACACAGTCACAACTCTTGTCAGAGCTCCAGTAGCAGGAGAATACCGGGGCTTGCCAACCGATGCCCGCACAAGTTGGTTGTCGGGACCCTGCAACAAAACGCTCACGTCTCCGGGTGTCGATTTCGGTATGTTCTTAAAAGACCAGCCGGATTTGTTTCTCCAAGCAGAGCGTTCCATTACTTCTGCTCCCGTTTCTTTTTGCCCGGGGATGTCCTCGGGTAAAATAGGCAGATCAGCCATCCCAGCGACTCGACTTTTCGTCATGAACGCACCTTCGGCCTTGCCGGGCGTCTTGTCAAGTTGCTGCGAGGCCCAGTCGTAGATCTCGCGCGCGAAATTCTCGTGGATCGCCGGGTCGGTGTGGAACGACTTCGCGAGCACGTTCTCATCCACGTCGGCGGCAGAGGTCGTCTTCAACTCCTTCGACAACTCGCTGCCCTCATACACGGCCAGGTTGTAGATGTTCGCGTGGCTGATCACGTCTGAATTCTTCCGGAGGAAGTCCATCGTGTGCGCATAGGTCGCCGCGGTCTCCCCCGGCAACCCGATCACGATGTTCGGAATGAACGCGATGCCCAGCCGGCGCATCTGCTCGGTGGCGGCGTCGATCAACTTCTCGTTCGCCGGTTTGCGCTGACCTTTCAGCACGCTGTCGTTGTAGGACTCGACGCCCAGCTCGATGAACTTGATGCCGCTCTTGCGCAGGAATTCGTCGCTGAAGGACTTCATTTGCGCCGCCGTCGTCTGAATCACGAAGCCCCCGAAGTCGGGATTCGCAGCCTTCATCTTGGCATAGAGCTCGGGCAGTCGCAAGTAACTGTCGTGATGGCCGAAGGTTTTGTCGTTGAGATAAGCCAGCGGCGCATTCAGATCGCCGAAGGCGTCCACTTGCTGAGTCACTACCTCGGGCGGCGTCCCAACGACCTTTTTCGTGACCGTGCAGAACTTGCACGCGTGCCGGCACCCCTGCGAGAGATCCAGCCGAGGAACAACGGAAGAACCCCGATACAAGCGGTAGTCAAAGCCGCGTTTGTATTCCAGCCCAAGAGATCGAACGTATTCATCGATGGATTCATACCGGGTTGCGCGAGGGTTGCGCGAGGTGATCTCGCTGGTGTCCGTGTAGCCGCCCAGGACCGTGTGGCCTGGATTTGCGTCCGCGAGCTCCGCGACCTTCGACTTGTTCACGTCGAGCACCGAGAAGGCCACGTCCTGGTAGCCCGCTGTGGCGAGAAAGCTCTTGGCTTCCGCCATGTCGCGCACCACGTAGAGATCCGCCGCCTCGCCAAGCGCGTGTGTCAACACTGCGTGCCACTGCGGGACTTCCCAGAAGTCGGGCAGTCGAGCATACCCCTTGCGCTGCGCATACAGCTTGTCGTAATATGCGGATGCAGCAACATCCAAGGGATTTGGAGGTTTGTTCACGTCGGTTGGGGCATACATCATGTCCTTCGTGAACTGCATCAGCAACACCCGGTTGGAGTTGTCCGACGCTCCCGACTGGCGAACCCATAGGTTGCCCTTGCCCCGCTCGACCGCGTGCCCATACGTATCCGCAGGCTCCGTAATCTCGCTGCCGCGCGCCTTGGGCATGAACGCCGCCGGGGTGAGGCCGGCGGATTCCCCCGGAAGAGCGGGCCGGTCGGGGTTTGTCTCAGAGCTTCCGACCATGCCATCAGGAATGTCGATCGGTCGCTGCGGAGTCGGCCCGAGTGGTTCAGTTGTCGCAGGGGCATCTTCTACCGTCCAACCCTTCTTGTTTAGCGAGGGCTCGTATGTGGTGCTACGCGCGGTGAAAGCACCGGGGAAAGATTCCTTGGGTGTGATCTGTCGCACCATACCCAGGCCCAGCACGGAGGCATCCTGGTCCCCGTCGTGCGTGGCTGCGACTCGTTCCCCGTTCGGCCCCACCAGGGTTACGTCACGCTTCGGCATGAAGCCGGCGCGAGCCAGGTCCGTCGAAGGCATGCGCAGCAAAGACTCAGGCCGCGGCGTGAGACCGCGGATCTGCTCCAGACTGAGCTCTTGCGTGACTTCGTGCAACTGCCCTTTCGCGTCGAAGCCGGCGTCCACCAGCTCCGCCCGCAGGGGGTTGGTCTCCATGACCGGCACGTCTTCCGGGACGATGATGCCCTTCTTGGCAAGAGCTTCCTTCTTGAAGACCGGCGCGCCTTTCGCGGGGGTAAGCGGGCGCCCATGCGCCTCTGCAAGTATCTGTGCCGCCATTCCCGCGGGCATCGGCATACCCGAAGGTCCGGTTCGCTGGGCAACTCGGCCAGTTTTCGGCGGAGCGAGGCCCATCGAGGCGTTGATGAATTGCGCTTTCCGCGGATCAAGAAGGGTCGGCTTCCAGTTTGGATCTGGCGCCGGGATTACCCCTTGCCAGCCTGCGGGTGGGTGCATCGCCGTGCCGTCGCCGCCGTAGCCGTGAGCGTGATTGCGCAGGTAAGAGGTTACATCAGCCGCAAAGTCCCTAAATCCAGGCTCCGTGAAATGCCCGTCCGACCCTGTTTCATACGGCACAAGACCTGGTGCCTTCTTGCGAGCGGAAAACTCTCCAATCCGTAGCGCATTCGCGAGCAGGATGTCGAGGTTCATCGACAGCAGGTTTACGTTGTCTCCGCGAACCTTAACGCCATAGAATATCGCTTGATGTCGGAGCGTCCGCAAGAGTTCAACCGGATAGGTCCCGTCCGCCTTGCGCTGCAATTCGACTTCAAGACGCTCCGCCCTGCGGATGTATCTTGCCACGTTTTCACCAACCGTTTCGGGCCGGGCATAGTCGAGCTCCACTGGAGTAACATCGCCATGTTCCCGTTGCAGCAATTCCCAAACCTGGTCCATCACTGCCTTGGCGTTGTCGTCGTATTTCGGGGAAGCTTGCGTGCGGCGGCGCGCTTCGGAAAGCCCTTCGATGTCTTTCGCCTGGGCAACGAATTCTTTGGTGCCTACGCCTGGCGGGCGCATGAGCGGAGCCTGCGCGCCTGTCGTTGCCGCTCGAATCGGCACCGCTCCAGTCACCCCGGGGGCTGGACGAAGAACGGGCTGGATCTCCAAAGCTTTCAACCGGGCCTGCAATTCGGGAGTTTCCAGGGAACGAATAGTAGGCTCGATCAATCGCCGCGCAGTGAACGAAGGCGTTAGACCTCCGTGCCGGCCCGCGATAAAAGCTTTTGGGTCAAGCGTTGGGCGGGTTATGCCCACCTTCTCAAATAGAGAACCAACCAACGCGAGTGCTTTCTTTAGCACGCCTGGTGGCGCACCAGTCAAAGATCTACCGCGCAGGAGGGCGCCCAGAGTCTCCGCAGAAGCTTCGTCCAGAATGTTTCCGGTCGCGCCCTTGCTCCCGTATGCCTCTTCAAGCGCGCCGGTGAGTTTGTAACGCGCGATATTCTCGGCCAAGTCCGCTCGATACGCTTCCCAGGCAGGCCGATCTGTCTCCCGAAGCAGCCAGTCAAGCGTGTGCCCGGGCTCGTGATACACTGCGTCGTCTCCGCCGTTCAACAACATGACTTTCCGCGGTCCCCGGCCTTCCGCCGGGTCAAGGCGGACGGTGAAGCCGCGCTGCACCCGAGCTTCGGCGATCAACTGCTCCGGTGTGAAATCCGGGTGGGCGCGCTGAACCTCAGCCAGCACCCGAGGATCTTGGGCAAACTGATCCGTAGATAGCAAGTAAAGCTCGGCCTTGCCGCGGAAGTATTCCCGCACCCAGTTAATCAAACCTGCCGTGGGGGAGTCTTTCCGGCGTAACGTTTCAATCGCTCGCGCGTGGGCTTGATCGAGGTTGGGTTCGATGTTGAAAGCAGGCGATTGCACCGGGTTACGCGCCGCTTCCTTCAAGTCGGCAACATAAAGATTCGCGATAGCGCGATGAGTTTCGCTGACGACGCCGTGCGCGCCGCCGGAGACCCCGCCCAGAATGGCCCCGAAAACGTATTGCTGACCGCGCTCTGCCGGCGTATCTCCAAGCACGGCAAACGGAGCCATTGAAGCGGTGCCCGCAACCGCGCCCTTCGTAATTGGATTGGCGGCGATTCCTTTCAGTGTTTGCAGGATCGGCCCGGCTTCACGCTCTCCTTGGATTACGAGACCGGTGTTTTCAAGCCCTTTGCCTAACCATCCGGTTGCTTTTACCGCTCCGCCCGCGACGGCCATCGTGGTGCCCGTCACCGGCTCAGTGGCGAGGAGGCCGCCCGTTGCCGCCGCTAAACCAGTCTCGGCGCCCTTCACCGCGTTCACCAGCTTTTGCGGCGCTTGCAAGACCTTACCACCTAACGCAGTGAGTTTCCCTAAGAGCGTAACTGCGCCGGCATCTGTCGCTGCGGTGGCAACTAATCTACCAGCATCCGTGACTACCTTCCAGCCAGCGCCCACCGGAACAAAGAGCGATGGATTCTCGACCAGCGCCATCGCGCTGACTGCTTCGGGATTTACCACGATGCCCTGTTTAGCGGCAGTATCAGTGTCGATCCCCAGCGTTTTGAGAAATTCCCCCCGCCCCGCGCTCACCTTCGCGAGCTGTTCATACTCGCCAGTTTTCTGGAAAAATTCTTGCCGAGCGGCGTCCTCGGGGGAGGCCCCAGGAGTCTTCGGGATCTTCGAGACGATCGGGTCGTGCTCCAACAAGCGTCCAGCGGACGAAATCAGTTGCCCGGTTTGTGCCACGCCAGTTTCAAGACCGCCCACCGCTTCGATTACATTCGCCGCAGTTTTCTTTGCCGCCGTCGCCGGTCCCTCGTGCAGTGCGCGCACGATCGCCGTCACCGGAGAAATTCCCGCCGTGGTTTTAAGAATCAACTCAGCCTCGTGGAGTATCCCCGGGATTGCTGTTCCTTCCACTGCTTCGGCTGCGTTCTTCTGAATGCCGGAAACTGCCGCCGCCGGGCCTTCTTCGATCGCCTGCACCAATGCCGTCAAAGGCGAGATCCCGGCTGTCGCTTTGAGGATCTTGCCGGCGCGCGCCAAGTAGCCTTGAAAAGTATCTTCTCCCGTGAATGCTTTGACCGCCTGAGCCAAATCTTTCCCGGGAGTCATGCCTTGTTCCACCTGGCCCCGGTGCACGTCGATCAACTTCTGTGTCAACGCGGCATCGTGTTGCGCCGCCAGCTTGTCCTCGACGAAAGTGCGCACGGGATTAAACTCCGGGTCTGCCACGAGAGTCGCAACGTCCAAAGCAAGAGCTTTCTGGAAGTCAGGAGACACAGGCCGGAACGCCGGCTGTTCTTCCTTCGTGATTTCGTCCGCCGACGCCGGGCGGAATCCAGCCGGCGGCGCTTCCTCGCGCGCAATTTCTTCTTGCGTCGCCGGGCGGAAATCCGCGGGTGCCTGTCCCTCCTCTGCCGACACTTCTTCCGGGGTGGCTGGACGAAACGAGGCCGCGAGGTTAGCCGCGGCCAGGGGGGCGAGCTTGAATTTCTCTTCAGCCATGAGATTACGGGGACGGCCAGTTAAACACCGGCACTTGAGGGTTCGTCACCGGCGCTCGCTGTATGACTACCGGGGGCGGCGCGGCGGGAGCGGGGGGCGTGGCGGGGGCTGCTGGATACCGTATCTGTCCCGTCTGCTTGTTCCAGTAACAATACCGACCCTGCGCATCGTAGCCAGGAACTTCTCCCGACGGAGTCGTTACGCCACTCGGTAAAGTCCCGCTACCCGGTGCCGCGGTGCCCTTCGATCCCTTGGCATAGTCTGCCGCGATCCGGGAATGAGTGTCCGTAAATACGTGTCCAGGAGTGAGCCCGCCCCAGCCATGTCGAATTGCCGGCATCGAGGCCACGCGTCGCGCCGAACGGTCCAGAATCGGACCTGCTGCTTGAACGCCGCCGTTGTAAAGCCTCTGCGCTATCGTCGCTACCGCGTTGCGTTGATTCGGGTTCAAGATGTTTGAATGGATGGTCTCATCCCACATTTGCACCGCTCCAGCAAACAACCCCGCACCGTCGGCAATCCCCATAGCGTTGATCTTGACCTGCATCTTTTGATCTGCCATCTGCGCGAGTTGCTTTTTGATAATCCGATCCTGAGTAACAAGCTCGGCGTCGATCGCCTTTTTCGACTCCGGGGTAGCCTGCGGACTTGCTTTAGCGCGCTCCAAACGCTCCGCGTTTGCAACCGCTTCTTGAATCGAGTCGTTATTAGGCAACAGCACGTCGGTAACGTCCTTCAGATTTTGTTGCTTGTCCAAGTTCTCCGCTTCTTCTTGCGGCTGTTTCAAAGCCGCACCGTAAAGCGTCGCATCACCCATGAATACCGCTGCCGTAATTTGTTCTGGCGTGAAATTCTGGGCTTTGAAACCCAAACTCGCCATTCGGTTTTCAAACGCCATCGTTCCTGTCATTTGCGCAATTTGCCGTTGTGCTTCGCCCGCGTCTTTCGGCACCGGAACGCCGGGTCCCATAACCGCAGCCCACTTTGTTTGCTGGTCTAGCTTGGCAAAGTAATCGATTTGTTCTTCTGGGGGCAGGTTCGCAACCACTGCGGCTTTCTGGTTCGCCGACAACGCGGCGTTGGTATTTAGCCGGCCCTGGGCGATGTTTGCGTTTAACGCCTCGCGCTGGGCTTCAGTTGCCTGCGGCTGCAACTGGATTTGTGACGTAAGCTGGGCATTCTCCGCTTGCAATTTCTTGAACGCAGTGGCGCGTTCCGGGGCGGAAAGCTCGTTGATGTCTGCGACACGCTTATTCGCTTCAGCCGCCGCTTGCTTGCGCTGCGCCGGCTTCACCTGGATCTCGTCCAGCAAGTTGCTCATGTCGGCCACGCCTTTGGCGTGTGCCTGCATGGACGCCTGCATGACCTGGTTCAGCGCCGACATCGGATCGCGCGGCACATCCAACTCTTCGAGGTTGGGCTGCAATGGAACATACACGTTGGCTGCCATAAATTACTGTCCTGGATTGCTGAATTGCGACTTGTAATAAGTCAGGTCCGAATTGCTTAGGTTTGGCGTCCCTCCCGAGCCACCGCCGCCCATCCCGCCTATCGCGTTCCCCAGGAAATTCGTCGCTGCTCCGATTTCCTTGCCCGTGGTTTCGGCGTTCATGAGTTTGTTGCCCGCCGCGGCGTCTGCAAGAGCCATCATCTGCCGATTCTTCATCTGAATCTGCTTCAGATGCAAGTTGACCACGTCGCCGCCGGCCAACCCGATGCCCGGCATCGCGGTTTCTCCGAGCCTAGAGGCCAGCCCTGCCCGGTCAGCCCGCGCATTCTGAACCTGCACGAGGGATGAAGTCAGATTGCCGAGAATCTGCGCTCGGGCGGAGTCCATGTTCGTCACCAGGCCCAGCTCGCTCTGCGCTGTCGCCTGGCGCTGCTGCTTCAAAGCTTCGCCCTGCACGCCGATCAATTCCCGCATGCGCACTCCGACCGGTCCCTCTGCCGTCGGCCGAACACCACTGCCCGTCGAAAGTCCCGCGCGCACAAGCTCCGCCTCGTATTCCGGGGACAACGTCGCGCCCAGGTCCAGGTTCTCCTTGGCCTTGTCCAGCAACAAGTCCCGAACTGCATTGCGCTTTGTATCCGCCGGCACGTTCTCCTTGACCATCTGCGCCAGCACCGAGTCTTCTTGATTCTTGTGCAGGTCGTCCTGCAAGATGTCTGCCAAAGCACTGGCGCCCGTCTCCCGGAGCTGGGCCAGCAACGGATCGTATTTCTTCTGCGCCGCAATGCTCCCTTTGAAGCGATCGAGGTCCGCCTGTTTCGCTTCTGCTTTTGCCGTGCCGGTGTCAAGAGAGGTCTGTTTCTCGACCGATTGCTTGATGATCTTGTAGGCCTTGTTTTGGGCATGCCTGTTCATCTCGGACGACACTATCGTCCCCACCATGCCGATCATACTTCCTGCCATGCTCATAAGGCTCCTGTCTGTTTTAGAAAGGTCAGTTCCGTCATCCGAAACCCCTTCTTCAAGTAAATCTGGGCGACGCTGCGGCCCGGCTGATTCATCATGCAGCCGGCGCTAATCAACTTCACGTCCCGACGCGCAGCTTCCGTAAACAACGCGTTCAACAACTCGGCGCCGTGCCCCCGGTATTTGGGCCGGACATACCAGTGCACCACCGTCAGGATTTGCTGGCCCGTCATGATCTCCCGAGTCGCGGTCGCGCACAGCATGCCCTCGACAAAATCAATTTCCAGCAAGAACACTGCGGCGGCCAAGGAATCAAATGCCGCAGCCCACCACGAGCAGTAGTGCGCTGCGCTAAACTCCCCGGGGAAGCCTCCTTCGGGAAAAGCCTCCCCCGCCAGCACCGCCATCTGCGGTATGTCCGCCGTTGTCGCGCGTCTGATCACACCTTTATATTGCCTCTTTCCACGATTTAGTCCAGTTACAACAACGTAATCTGAACCGCCATTAGGAGTGCCTCACCAGCCGGCCCGAGGTTATCAAGCGCCGACAGATTCGCAAGATGATAGTATTGAGTAATCGCCTGCACTTCGTAAGTGGTATCATCTACGGCGTGCAGCACTCCCGACGCCGATACCAATCCGATTCCGGCGTTATCCGGGACGGCACTCCCACAAGGAAACCCAGCCGATCCAACTACATCCCCCGAATCCGATCCGTTTTCTACCGCACGGCTGTTCGACACGTCGTAAAGCCGCAACCGCGGCTGCGCAAACGAGGACCCCGCAAAAATCTGTATCCGGTACTCTCCCGCCGGCAACGTAAACTGATCTCCAGAAAAATCAAGACTCAACGCATCCGGGTCAATGATCGAAGTAAGCGGCACTCGCGTCCAAATATCGGAAACAGCCCAGCTAGTTAGTTGCCAAGGAGGCCCGGCTTGAGTGAACGCAATAGTCGCCACTTTACGAGTCTGCGCCGGCACGACGATCGCAGGCATGAAGTTTATCACCTGCCAGCCTGTGCCGTCGAAAGCCAATTGATAAATGCGATTCGGTTGCAGTTCGTTCGCCCCTACCGCCACCGTCGCGTCGCGGCGAATCGGGTAGGCCGGCCCGCCGTTCAGCGCCAGGGTGGCGCCGGCTGCGTTCACGTATTGAAACTTCGCCAGCAGCCCGCAACTGGTATTCACGCCGTCCCCCAGCGCCGGTGTCGCAATCGAGCCGTCGGAATTCCGCAAGGCCGCGGTGTAAGTCGTGGCCCCCGCCGCGAACACGTAAAAACACGAATTCCAGTGCAGCTTCGGCTGAGTCACGATTCGGTCGGCAAGACATTCGGTGCGCCAAACGACTCCATCCCGCAGCTTCCCGTTGCTGTCAAAGACCAAAGCGACCAGCGCATTAAGGGCGTCCACCTTGCGGCCCGTGGGGGTGTCGGAAACGTCAAGCGGAACGTAACGCCGCGTCACGGAGTCCCACACCCGCCACGACAGTCCGCCTTTAAGCCAGGGGCCGACGTTCTGCCGAGGCTCCACGTCTCCTACCACAAACGTCAGGAACCCGAAGGGGGACACAATCCGAATCTGTTGCAGCCACTTGTCCGCAAACTTCTGCGGCGTCCCCGCGAAGGTCGGATCGAGGGGGGCCATCTCGATTAACAACTGCGAAGGAATCGGGATTGAACTCATAGCTTGGTTATCTGAAGCCGGGCAAGAGAACCGACCCCGGTGTCTGAACACGTGTCGGTCAAGTATCTCGCACCGAGCGCGATCATCTGCAACGAAATCGTGGTAGTGCCCGCCAATCGCGCCTGGCCAATCAAGAAAATCTCATCCCAGGTAGCACCCCAAACAAAAGACGTGTTACTCAAACAAGTCGGGTTTCCTCCACCATCGACAACTTCGGTGCCCGCCGTTACGTTATAGAGTCGCAGCCGGGCCGCGCCGTTTGCCGCGCCTGCACACTTCGCATGCGCAAAGATTTCGTATGAACCTGCTGGCAGGGTAATCTGATACCCGGCAAAACCAGTCGTCATCGAGTTAGGATCGCACAGATCCGTCAGAGGAACGTCAGACCAGGCCGCGGGAATCAATTGCTGAAACAAGTTCCAAGGAACGCTCGTAACCTTGAAATACGCCAGGGCGCTCGGGTGCACCACGGATGCGCCTCCCGTCGCTGGGTCGAATCCCATGATCTGCCAGGAGGTGCCGTCAAACACGATCTGGTAAATCCGGCCCACCTCGATGTTGCCCCCCACAAGCGGAGTGCCGGTGCCCGCCACGATCGGATATGCGGTGCCCCCGTTCAGAGAGAAGGTCGAGGCGCCGGTGTTAGCGTTCTGAAACTTCACGAAGATGGCCAAGCTATCCGTGATGCCGTCTCCAAAAGTCGGTGTTGCAACACTTCCATCCGAGTTCAACAAGTTGGCGGAGTAGCCATTCACTCCAGTTGCCAGCACGTAGAAACACGAGTTCCAATGCAGCTTCGGCTGGGTCACGATTCGGTCAGCAAGGCACTCGGTTCGCCAGACGGTCCCGTCGCGCAACCGCCCGTTGTTGTCAAACACCGCATTGAAAAGCGCGGTGAGCCGGTCCACCTCTGCCGCTAGAGTGCTGTCAGAAATGTCGAGGGGAACGTAAGTCTTCAGCACCTCGTCCCAAACCCACCACGCGGTGCCGTTCTTGAGCCAGGGACCGGCGTTGAAAAGCGGCTGCGTGTCGCCTACGACGAAGGTAACAATTCCCGACGGGGAAGAGATCCGCACCCGCTGAATCAAATGCGTCGCGAAATCTTGCAGGTTGCCCTTGAACGCTGGATCGAGAGGGGCCAGCTCGACCACCAATTGAGTTGGATTCACCATAATCTTACAGGGTCATGAACACCGTTGCGCCCGAGCCGGACACCGGGGCCGACGAGGGCAGCCCGGTCGGTTCGCCGAAGAACGCAGGGCTCTCGTAATCGTCCGGGATTTCCCGGCGGGTGATCGGTCTGGAAACTTCGTCGTTCATTTTGTCATTGTGTGCACGTCCACGAGCACCCCGCCCTTGGTGATGCACGTCAGCGTAAACGTCACCGGGGTTGCCCAGATTCGCATCGCAAAGTTGTCCGTGCTGGTTTCCGAATACCGGACCACACTACCCGGATACACCAGCGCCGGGTTGAACAGTCGCATCGTATTCTGGCCGCCGCCCCCGCCCGCAATGAAGTCGCAGCCACCAATCACCAAGCGTTCATAAACGTGCGAATGCCCCGACAACACCAAATCCGCGCCCCACGCATGGAACGGCCAGCGCAGCCGAAGCTGGCCTGGATAATAGTTGTTGGTCGTGGTGCCCGAGACATACGGCGCCTGGTGCATGACGACAATCTTCCACGGCGCCGTCGAACTGGCCATAGCCGCCTGAAGCCAGAGCGCCTGCACCGAGGTCTCATCGTTACCGTCGGGCTCGCACACCGGCAACCCCGTGCCCGAGCTGGCGGTGTTGATGCCCGTGCTGAGGACGAACACCTCGATGTTGCCCACGCGCCGGGAGAAATACCTCGCCTGGCCCAGGAACCCAAACAGGAACGCGCCACACCCAAGATCGAAGTCGTGATTTCCCGCCGCGGCGATCAGCGTGCCATTCGTCACAAAAGACGAGTAAGCCGCCAGCGCCGGGGTGTAATTCGCCGGATTTGCCGAGTCGTTGATGTCCCCGCCCATGACCACGAGGTCGGGATTCCAGCTCAACACTTCGGCAGCGACCGAGTTATGATTCGCGCTCGGAAGCCCGGTGTCCGAGACGAAAGCAATCACCGTTTGGCCAGCCACAGGGACCAACGGCGCCGCCGGCTGCCCCACGAACAACCCAATAGAATAATCCGGCGGACAAATCGCCTGCAAGTGCTGCACAGCGCGCTGCGTCGCAATTTGTAGCGCCACTTTGTCCGCCGTCTCCTGGCTAATGTGGGACCGGGCCACGGCCGTTTGCGTGGTAGTCCGACCTTTGAGGGCCAAGGTAATCGACTGCATCGAATCGTAAACGTCCGCGCTTGCGTTAAGCGGCGTGAGATCCCCCGCCGCCGCCGCACCGTCAAATCGCACCGCTCGAACAGTAGATTCATCAGCCTCGCAAACACCCTCAGCCTGCTCCGCCTTCATGTCCGCGAAAGCCCGGCACTCCAGGATCGCCGCCTGGCCACACCACGTGACCAACAACTGAAACGCATAGTCCCGCTGCTCCTGATCTGCGCTTTCCACTCCGGCGGAGGAATCGAGCAGCTCATACGTCGCCCGAATGTCCGCGGTCCGGGTCCACCGGGACTGCTTCTTGTAGGCGAACACTTGCGAGGCCATCGTCAATTGCGCCTGCGCATCTAAATCTCCTGTCGGCGCCTCCACCCGCTTCAGCAACGCGGTCTTGTATTTCCCCCGCTCCGCCCCGGCCCACTGGACCTTCATGTCCACCACGCCGCTTAGCTCCCCCCAGTGAATGTCCGCGTAGCGGAGGTGCTTCTTGCCCCTGGTGCCGAATTGCAGCGCGCGCATCTCCACCCAAGCGGTAATGTCAACGCCATGATCCTGCCGCTCAGACTGGAAGGCCTCCCACAACCGGTTGGTGCCGTCGTAGTCCACCGAAATGTGGAAACAACGCTCCTGCCCGTTCACGTCTCCGCTGGCCCACTCCACCGGCCGGGTGCCAGTCCAGAACGCATTCCACACCGCCGGAGACTTCTCCGTCAGCGTGGTGAGCACGTTGTGATCGAGAACCCACGTATGGTGGTTGTAGGCATCGTGCACCGGAACACTCACCAAGAGGTAATTCTCGAACCGAGAGCACGCAATAAACTCCTGGCGATTCCACATCCTCGACTTGCTGTCTGCCATTTCGTTGTCAAGAATGAAAAACTCGCTCGTCTGCCGCACGGACCGCGCGGCGTCGTAGGAGGTCAGCCCGTATTGCGAGAACCAATAAAGGCGGCCGTGCAAAGAAATCACTGACCGCTGCGATTTGCAACCGATGGTCGGAAAAAGAGTGGTCTGGAAATCCTGGATGCTGGTCCACAAGTTCCGCTGCAACACCTGCGACTGAAACATCGTGGTGTCCTTCTCCGAAAACACCAACAGGTTTTGAGGAGCGCCCGATCCCCCCACGTTCGCCATCGCCGTAACCTCGTGCTCCAACATGAACGCATCCGTGCCGCCCAGGTAAAGGTTCTCGGTATAGTGAAACGGGTCCCAGATGTCAGAGGCGTAGATTAAATTCCGCTGCGCCACCCACAACCGATTGCCGCTCCAGCACATCGCAGTGCCCTGGGGCACGCCGTCGGGGTCTGTGGTATGCCCGCACGCGCTGCCGTCATACCAAGCCGGCGGCGCGTAGCCGTCCTGCATGAACAGAATCAACCGGGGCCGAACGAAAGACAGCGATCCGTCCGGGTTCAGCGTAACCGCCTGCTGTGCGTCAGCCCAAAATATCTGGTCCGCATAAGGGCAGAAGGTAATCTCCGACAACCAGGTAAAGGTCGTGAAGGGCGGCTCCGAAACATACACCTTGCCTTCTACCACTACCACAAGCTGGGGCGTGGCTTTCAGCGGGCGGAACAGATGCAACCCTTGCAACTTACCTTCGGGCAGGTTACACATCCACCGATACCCAGGCCGGGTCTGCACGACGCCACCGCGGTTCACCACGTTCATGCCGCGGCAATACGTGCCTTGCGCAAGCTTCAGCGAGTCAGACTGCGAGTCTTGACCGAGCAAGAAGTTGAGCTCGCCGTCGGATTGGAAGGTAGGAAGCGGCATGGTTCGTTTAGGTTATGGTGCCGGCGGCGGAGATTGAGCCGGATGCAACGCTTGCACAATCGTCTGCACCGCTTGCGCGATTTGTTGATGCTCGTCCGCCGTCGCACGAACTTGACGAAGCACGGTGATAACAAGCTGGACAGCTTGTTCCAGTTGAGTTTGATTAACAGGATTACTCATAAACAAGGGTCACATCCGCCGCCGTTCCGGTCCCTAGCACCGCCGTAAGACCGGTGACAAACGAAAGATCGTAGAGAAGCGAACCCACAACTGCATTACTACCACCCGTGTCGATCACCGCGATGATCGGGACCGCTGCCGAGGTATTGTCATACAGCGTCAGTGCGTTGCTGCTTGCGCCAAGAGAATTCACAATCACCTGGTTTAACCGACCGGCGCTATACTTGCATACCGTCGTTCCGTTGGCGGCAATGTGCTTGTAACTCGACGCGGAATTCAACGGACCTATTCGACTTGTGAACGAAACGATGCTTGCCAGGCTCACATCCGCCGCGCCGCCTCCCGCATTGATGTTTTGCAGAGCAATCGGCAATTTCAATGTAGAAACAGCCGGCGTCAAAGTTGGCGTCACTGTATGCCGCAAAATCTTGTCGATATAGAAAACCACGCTCGCCTCTGACATCCGAATCTCCCATAGATGCAAGTTCGTGTCGAGCGTAAACGTCTTGTTGCCGTTCCAACTGGCTTGAGGAACCGCTGTCGGAGCACCAGAAATCATCGTAACCACACTCAACGTAGTGCCCGCTAGCTGGAAAAACACTCCATCCGTCGCGTCCAGAAGCCCCCATCTGCGAGTGTTCAGAAGCGTGCCCGTGTCCCCAACCTTCAAAAAGTGCCGGCAGACGTTCTCGGTGCCCGGAATCCATCGAGCGCGCCGCACCGATGTATAGGTCGCGGTCGAGTCTGCCGTGATACCCGTGGCCAAAGTCACAACACCTAACGTCTGATCCACCGTCCCGGTGCCGGTTACGCTTTCGGTCCAGAAATTCGGGTCCTTCGTGCTGCCAGTGAATGCCGTGCCCGCTACCCGATGCACCGGCTCAGTCCGCAATGCGTGAAACTGGTCCACCCACACCGTCGCGTCGAGCTGGGGCAGTTGCGGATCGGTGATAACAAGACCAGGAAAATAGCTCATACAATATACCAGTTTGTGCCGTTGCTTTCAACTGTCATGGACACGTATTGATTCAAAATTACCTGGGTCGCAGAGCCGTCGATGGTCTCCGCGCCGGCACAACTCACCGTCACCGAATTTGCAACGGCAACTTTCTTGATCGTATATTGCCGGCCCCCGATGCCGACGGCAGTCGGGAGAACGAAGTCCACATTATTCGACGTGGTGTCGGCCCAAACCGCTTGATGCGCCGCCGTCAACGTGGTCGGTCCCGCCGCTGTCACCGTAACCTGGGCAAAGGCAAACGACCCACCCACCGTCAGGTAACTGTGCGCCGTGGTTAAGCCGCCAAGGCCCACATAGACCAAGTCAGCGCCGGTGCCCCCGATGATGCACGTGTTCGACGCACCCACCCAGGCATTCACGCCCAGCACAATCGACTTGCTAATGTCAGCAAACGAAATCGCCGTGCAACCAGAGTAGCGCCCGAGGAAGATATTGTCACTCCCCGTCACCAAGCAGTTGTTATTCGCGTTGCTGCCGTTCCCTGCGTAGTAACCGATTGCCACGTTGTAAGAACCGTAAATAAGACGTAAAAACGCCCCCGCGCCAATGCCCACATTAGCGGAACCCCCGTTGAAGAAACTGAAGGGTTGGTTTCCAATAGCGATCGTGTGGTCCATGTTTGCACACGGCTGCTGCAAACACGAGCTGCCAATCGCAATCACATAGTTACTATCACTTAATTTAGCGGCGTTGTTAGTGCCCAACAAAATGTTGAAACCACCTCGGCGCAGCGGCGACGCGCACATAGCGCCGAGGATAATGTTCGCCTGCATTCCTGGCTGTCGATTACCTCCCAACATCCCCCCGCCCACACCCGACGCCGAATCACCCATCACAAAACTAAAAGAAGAGGAATGACTAGTCCGGACCGCGGCGTAATCCATCTGGAGCTGCGGCTCTAGCGGATTCAAAATCTTCTTGATCGAAATATCGTCCAACGTAATCGTGCCTGAACATCCCAGCACCGACGCCGTAGCAATGTTCACATAAAGATTCAGATTGCCCGCGGCAGTGACGTAAAGCGTAGAAGAATACGTCACCGCAGCCAACGCAGGCGCCGTCACATATCCGGCTTGAAACGGCACAGCCCCGCCACTGCTCTGCACCTTTACCAGCCCGTTGTTCAAAACAGAGTGCGTCTGTTTCCACGACACCTGGTAAAATCCGGCTGAAGGAATGACCACGACCTGCTCTAATACGCCGTAGGATGTCAACGACAGAGGCCCCATCGTCACAACAGCGTTGTTGACGCCATACACTACCGCGCCCGTCACCGTCCACCCCGCAAGACTCCCAGTGAAGGTGCCGTTTGTAACCAGCTCCACATCGAGAAGATCCGCCCCGTATAATTGTGTTTGGGTTGCAGTAACGTCGATGAAATTCCCGCCCAAATAGTCTGTGTAAACCCCCGCGGACTTCCAAGTGCCAATCGCAGACTGCCGCCAAAATTCCGTTAATGCTCCGCCTGCGTTCACCGTGCGCAACGCAAGCGCGGAACTTCGAGTAGCGTCCGCAGGGTTAGTCCACAACGCTTCTACCGATGCAGCGGCTCGATTCGCGGTCGTGCTGCTCTGCAACTGAAATCGCATGGCCCCGCCGAAACTCGCCAGCGGAGTGCCGCTAGAGTTGTGCCGAAGCGTCAACGTGTTCGCGATGGTGTTCGTGCCGCCGTCAAGCAACGTGATCTCGGAGCCGGCGCCTACATCCGCCTTCAAAGTGCCAACACCATTCGGACTGATCTGCACGTCGCCGGCCCCTGCCGCAGTCGCAAGCGTCAGCGTGCCGGTGCTGGTCTGAATCGTTTGCACGCCGTTCGCTTGCAAAATTCCGGCAGGAAGAACACTCCACCGCAACGCCGTCGCCGTAGCCAGGGTCGTGTGAAGATCAAGCTGTGCATTCCCTCCGCTGTTTATCGCTCGCGCCACCAGGTCGCAATCCAGCGTTTGCAAATTCACGCCGTTCAAGACCAACGGCGCTCCCTGCGCGAGAGTGCCCAGGTTACTCTGCAAAGTGAGAAAACCAGCCAACGAGATAACGGAAAGATTCGTCTGCCCCCGGATCTCCCGAGAGCCGGGCAAGTAAAAATCTCCTGACAGCGTCAGCAAACGAGGCGCGGAAACATAGTCGTAAGTGAAATACGGAGGATCTTCGGCCAGCAAGCCACCGGCGCCCTCGAAAATCACCGACTGATCAGTAAACGCCGGCTCTGGACCTGGCGGCCCGATCGCGCCATCTGCGCCGTCTGCGCCGTCTGCGCCGTCTGCGCCGTCTGCGCCGTCTGCGCCGTCTGCGCCGTCTGCGCCGTCTGCGCCGTCTGCTCCAGGAGGCCCCGGAGGTCCGGGAGATCCGCCACCGGTGCCTTGCGGATTCAAAATAGCCAGCAGCGCCGCAATCTTCACATCGACTTGCGTCTCCGTGTCATTCAGATCGAGCAGGTATTCGGGAGGGCAATCCTTGAATTGGGCAACCAAAGATTGCAGGAAAAGCCGCTTGTCGGCGAAAGAAATGGGCATCGCCGGGCCAGTGAGCGAAAAACCAACGGGGAGCAACGCGAGGACCGCGGCAATTTTTACGTCAAGCTGCGCCTCCGTATCGTCCAGCCGCATGATGTATTGCGGCAGGGCGTCCGTCCCCAGCGCTGTCGTCAGCGCTTGCAGGTAGGTGCGTTTTTGCGCGATGGTCATCGAATGTCTTCATCCCAGCGAGTCGATGCAACCGCTCCACGGTCCATGATCTGCGGCGGCATGAAGGTCTGCGGCGTGCGGGCTTGCTGCTCTTCCATCAGCCAGCGCAACGCGTGCACCTCGAAGGTGGCCCCGTTGGTCACGTCAGAGTCCACGTCGTAAAACTTCATCGCCTTGAGCATCATCAAAATCGCCCACGGCGAATTGAGAGGAATGAGGTCGGTCAAATTCTCAAACTGGATCGACCGGCGCCGGAAGCACAACCGAACCCAAGTGCTCTCGCGAGAGATCTCAATCCGTCGATACATCGGCTCGGTCTCGTTCCACTGGAACACCCCAAGCAAGGTGCCCGTATCGCAAGCGGTGTTCGGTCGGTGCGAAAAATCGTAACTAGACAGCCGCACTCGGTCAATCGTGCGGGCCTTCCGCACCCGAGTCACCCGGCCCACGACAGGATCGGTGACGGAAGGCAAAGCATACCGATACAACGTCGGCACTCGGTAGCCATCCACCCAGCCCGGGCCGTCTTGCGAACGAAGCCACTTGCCCGCGCTGTCGTAACCATAAACCCACAACTCGCAATTCTCGTCGGCTACGTTCTCGACGTGCGCTACCAACTTACTCGGCGTCTTGAGCTCTTTGTGCGTCGGCCACTCTCCGTTATCCTTCCAGGACCAGTCACAAGGGATCTTGCAGTCACCCACTCCATTCAAATGGAACGAGAAAAGCTGATCGTGCGCCAAGGTAGGCTTGCCCCCAATGTTCACCGCAAGCACCGTCTCCACTTCCCGGGGCAGGGTAATGCACTTCTCAGTTGCGCAAATGTCAACGAACCCGATCAGGGGGTCCCAATCCCCCTTGTTGGCCAGCAACTCAACCGCCAACGTCATCCGACGCAACAGAGTTGCCTGATCACAAATGCCGGTGATCCGCTTCGCATCGTCCCAAATCTCGCCGACCGTGATCATAGGTTACTCGCCTTCGTCGTCGTCGTCGTCGTCTTCGTCGCCCCGAACCTCCGCCGCAACTTCCTCGAACCGCTCTTCGGCAGTCAGCGTGTGCTTGTCCTCCGGCGTCACGTCGAGAATTTCCTTCACGTCGATCTCAAGATTCCGCGTGCCCCGCTTGACGTTCCGGTTGTCCTGCTTCACTTCGTATTTCACCGTGAGCGTGCCCTCCGACGGGAAGTCTTTCAACGCCTGCCCCTCGTCGAGAATGAGGTAAAGCGTCGGATACTCCACGCGCTTTTCACCAGTCGAAGACGGCGCCTCGCACGGACAACAAGGCCCTCCACCTTCACGACCAAGATCGATTGATTTCATATCAGTAATAGTAAACCACCAGGAAAGCTTTCCGGTTGCCCGTTGTGTCCGTAGTCGCACCAGTGCCCTGCCGCGCATAAAGATTCACCAGCAACGGATCATCCGAAGAAAACGAAGCCAGAGATCCCTCGAACGAAACCGCGACTGCGAGCTGGTTGTCCGCCACGGCGGGAGAGACAAAGTTCGCGAGGTCCGTGCCGCCCCAGAGCGTTCCCGTCGGATAAACCTCTGTGTCAAATGTCGGTAAACCGCCGGCTTTCACTTTGAAAGTGCCAATGCCTTGCGCGGCCCCGGCACCGTTCGATACTAAAACGTCCTGGAACAAGATCCGGCAAAGGCCCCAAGACTTACTTGGGAGAGCCACGATACTCCACGACCAAAGCGCGGTATCCGTAGCCCCGAGGGCAGTGCCGGAAGCAGTGCCCCGATCCACGATCATGTTCGTCGCACCACCAAGCCCCGTCCCGGCTGGACCTACGGCACCGGTTGCGCCAGGAGGCCCCGCCACTCCCGTCGATCCCCCCGGCCCCGCCACTCCAGTCGCACCAGTCAAACCCGTAGGCCCGGTTGCGCCAGGAGGCCCAGCACCAACCACCAAAGATGAAATCGGAACCGTGACCAGATGCCCAGATAACTCCTGCACCAACTGCAACACAATCATGTTGGCGCCGACCACAGAAACCTGGTAATACCCCGAGCCCGCAATCACCAGCCAAGCCCCAGGAACAATCCAGGCCGTCGAAGTCACCGGAATCGTCACTGTTGCCCCCACAACAGGGTGCAAAAACGCAGCCGACGTGAAAGACCACGGCGGAGCCCCATCCACTCCCGCCGGACCCTGTGGACCTTGCGGGCCAACCAAGCCCACGATGCCGTTGAGGAACAGTCGCAAGAAATAACACGCAAGACCTTCGCCCGCGGTGCGCGGATTCGAGGGCAGCCCAACGTCCAGGTTACAAGGAAGAACCCACACGACTTCATTGTTCACCACCGTCTTCGTAACGGTGCCGAAAAACGACTCGATGAAATTGTCCAGAGCAGACTCCAACGGCTCGTTGTCCGCTGTTACCTGCGTCGGACACGAGCACGGGTTAATGCACCCGCAATTGGTAACGCAATCACCGCCACAAGTTCCGCAAGACATAGTCGTTTCCTTTCCTCAGAGCGAGAGGTTTGCTACTTCTAACCAAATTCGGAGAATCTTCAGTTCCACAAGCGCCGGCCCGTCCCCCGCGTGATACGTGTTCTCCGCCTGCGCCACCGCGGGGATCTGCGAGAACGCAAACGTTGCAGCCGCGTGCTGCAACACCTGGATGTTCCTCGCCACCCGCACCGGATCAACCGGGATAGGAGGCTGCACCTGTCGAACTACATCGCTTGAAAAAGACATATCGTGTCCTTAGATGGGATACCTACTGATCGTCAACGAAGCCGAAGCCACGCCTTCATCCGCCGTTGTGGCGGGATACATTTTCCCCACCGAGTTAATGGCGGCGTCGATGGCGCTTGTCAACGGCGTCAGAGTTCCCGAGGGACCGAGCACGCCTGTCACCGAGCCCTTAAACGTTCCGCCTTGGGTCATCGACAAACTCAACTGCGCATCCAGCGCTGGGTCAACTCCTGTCAGCAGAGGCATGCCCACCAATCCAGAGTAGCCAAAGATCACCATCGAAACCCCCCACGTATGCGATTCCCCGCCCCAATCGTCATAGCCGGGACACGGAGGCCCGCTCTTAGGATTCGGCGGCGAGTCCCAATATGAAGCGGACGACCAAAACGTGCGACTGCCTCCCATGAGCACGTAAATCGGGTTAGCCAGGGCCGAAGCGAGCGAAGCCGCCCAGGTCATCGAGTAACAATTTCCGAGGCTACCGCACAAAACTATGCAACTGTCCCCATGCTCAGATGCCGTGGTCATGCAATTGACGGGAGCCGGCACTGGGAACTGGTGGTAAAACGTGCTAGAACATCCGCTCGCAATGAACCCGCCATGCCCGAAAACCCTCAGATGACCGCCGCCTCCGCCCGGCTCGATAAGCACCGCCTTATCTACCACGATCGCTGTCACCGGAGAAGCCACTCCCCCGCCGTCAATGTGCACCACCTTATACACGCCCCCGAAACTCGCCAACTTAGCGTTGCTCGCGGTCGTCGGCGACGCAATCGTCGGCGTCGAACCGTCCGAGGTAATGTGCGTCGAGGTTCCAGGAACCGGGTCAAACGTGGGCACCACCGGAAGACCTGAATCGATGTCGTAAAGCACCCGGGTATTCGGATAAACAACCCCGCCGTCGATCACCGGAGGCGACGAAGGTGCAGGCGTCGTGCCGAAGACCTGCGTGATCTGGGGCACCTCTACGAACGGAGCACAGAACACCGTGTTGAGCGTGCGCCAACCCGATACAAAACCTCCCGCGTGCACCGCTCGAATCCGCAGCACCCGTCCTCCGAACATATTCTGGATCAACAACTGCCCGCCGACCAAGTCCGCAGGAGTGCACGAGAACCAATCAGCAAAGTCGGAGCCACCCGGCGTGGCAGACAACTGCACTTCGTAGGACTCGATCGTTCCGGGCGCACCGAAGGTCAGATCGAGAGTGGCCCCGTCCGGCCCACACGCGATAGTCACGTCCGGTACCGAGGCCGCGGAGCCGCTGCCCCACTGATTCAGCAGCTCCAACCGGGTGCGTTCCGTCTTCAGATCGATAGCCGCAGGAGAATCTCCAATACGATAGAGATTCTCGAATTGAGCATCCGGGGGCAACAGCGAGTAGCGCAGCGAGCTGTTGAACTTCTGCAACAACTGGCACGCGCGCGACAAGCAGCAAGAAGCGTCTTGCTGATACGCCGCCCACTCGGGCTTAGGCAACCCGATAATGTCGCCGGCAAAACTCATGCGATCAGTTATAGACCGGACCAGAACGCAGATACGTAGAGGCCCAGCTCAAAAAGGCCTCGCGATTACCGGGCGGAACTTGATGCAACGCAGCCCGAGCCGCGGCAAGATCCGCAGCAACACCGACGGGAAGCGGCTGCCCGGCATTCGCCAAGGCAATCAACTGTGAGAGAGATGGTCGAGGAGGTGAAGGCATATTAGAATCCTTTCAAGGTTTCGGAATTATGGCCACATGATGTAGAGCCACGCGAAGGTCATCTCCACGAGAAACCGCTGAATCTTCAGCGCCACCGTGGCCGGAGAGTCGCCCTCGACGTAGTGGTTCTCGGCGTAAATGTCCGGCATGAAGAACCAGAAAATCGGATTCGCCTCCAGGTGTTTCAGCACGTTGATGTCTTGCCGAACCTTCGTCGGGTCCAGGGGGAGCGGCGGGTTTGCCAGCTCCGTGATGTCGCTTGTGTATGCCATAATCTTACTGATTGAGTTACCGAGTTTACGTCAACGGCTTGATCAACACTTTCACATTCGCGTCCTGCGCGCCGTCCTGCGCAGATTCAAACATCGTCTTCACCCTCGCCACGACCGAGGCTTCCAGGCCCGATTGATCAAGCGCCTTCGTAAACGCTTTGCCGCCCGCAACCACTTGACCCACCGCTTTAGAAAGCACTGCGCCGCTCGCCCGGCCCGCACTCGCAACCAAACAGGCCCCGGCACCCACTGGTGGATAAGCGACCCCGAGAATCTTGATTCCCGTCCACACCACCAGCCCCAGCACGAACATCCCGCCGACCCAAACCAGATACGGCACCTGCAACCAGCCCGTGCCCTCGATCGTCTTGCCGACCATCGGCTCGATCTTGCGCCGATACTCCTCCACCCGGCGGTCCAGGCGGCCCGAGATCGCGTCCAGCCGGGCCGATAACGCATCTGCGGTAGCTTTCCACTGCGCCTCCGGCGGTCCGACACTCAGCGCTACCGATCGCGTCAACCCTGCGGTTTCCTTCGCCGGCACCAACACTGTCGAAGACGACCCTTCCAGCGTCGCAGCCAAGACTGTTTGCTCCGCTTTCCTGGAGGCGAGATCGGCGGCCTGTTTGAACACTTCCTGGTCTGCCACCGAGGCTTCAGGCACCGGCTTCACCTTTTTCGCCCCAAGCTCTACGGGCTTAGGGAGTAAACTGCACCCCGCGCACAGCAGTATTGTCAGAAAAACATACCACTTTTTGTGACAATACTTCACGCCTCGATTTCCTTGGAAAACTTCACGATTCGCGCCAGCTCAGCCTCGGACATCTTGCTAATCGGGCACTCTTCAAGCAAAGCGCGCTTACCGTTATCTTCTTTCGACAACTTCTCCAAGATCTCCGCCGGCTCCAGCCGGTTTAGCGGGCACAACTGGATCAGCCGCTCCTTGCGGTATCGCTCGCGCGCCTGGCCAAGTTTCACCGCCACGTAAAGCGCGGTCACAATCGCCGCAACGATCTGGAACAGCACCAGCGTATCGTGCAACAAGAAGTTCGTTCCTGGCACTGCGGCAATCGCGGTCCGACTAGTCACTTCGCCGCCGACATTCACCGCCACCAGCCCGAAAACCTTAATCATTTCTGGAGTCAAAATATCAACCTTCACGCCTTCGCACCCTCACGTCGTTATTGATCCTAAGTTATCCACCATTACCCCCCGGCAAAGCCGAGTAACGGGGCCGCAAATACTGATAGAAAATCTGCCGATACGCTTCCGCCGAAAAATCCGTGGTCCACACGATCAACTCGGCCAGATCCATGTCCGTCGTCGAAGGTCCGCCCGCCCCCGTGTAGCCGATCCGTTGAAACGTCTCCACCTTGCCCACATTCCCGACATAGCCCCGGTTAAGGCCGGGACCTTCAAACTGAACCAGAGAACCCGCCGAAGTCTCCTCCGCGGTCTGGGACAATATACACGCCGCCCAAACATTCTTGCGGCCTTCAAAAGCTCCCCCCGGAGCACGCGCGTTGTTGTTGATCTTGCCGTCAAAGCAATAGTTGTCGTAGGTGCCAGCATTCAAAAACTTCAACGTCATGTAGAAATTCGTCGCGCCCGTTTCCCCCAGCACCACGCTAACCGCGGCACACCGCACCACAGCAAGAGCAGTCCAGTAAATCGGTGTGGTGCCTGCCGTGCCGTTCCTCAGAATTATCGGATTCGGTCCATCGAGATACTTCTGGTTGCCACCGGCATTCCGGAAACGCACCGCGGAAGCCGTGCCCAGCGCATTAGCAACATAAACCGGCTGGTTAGCCGCCGTCGCTTGCACCCAATCGCCCCCCAGAGATCCTTCATTTGTCCACGAGGCAACAGGATCGGTATCGGCTAACACAAGCGAACTAGCCCGAAGCCAAACCACTGGCAGCGGCAACATGCTCGCAACATCAGTAATCAAACCAGGAACCGTCAACCCCGCCGCACCGTTGGCACCAGCAGCGCCGTTAGTACCGTTAGCACCAGGCGCACCGTTCGTGCCGTTGGTGCCGTTAGTGCCGGCTGCCCCAGGCAGACCGTTAGTGCCGTTGGTGCCGTTTGCACCGGGCGCCCCGTTCGCGCCGTTGGTGCCGTCAGCGCCGTCAGGACCAGCCGCACCATCAGGACCGGGAGCCCCGTCGGGCGCGCCAAGCTTCGAGAACGAACCCCCCGAGATCTCTCGCAAAATCTTCGCCAAAAGAGCGTTCTTACCGTCCCCGGTCTGGTAAACCTCGCGACTCATAAACCATTACCTCCAGGCAACGCCGGGTAACGCGTCCGAAAATACCCGAAGAAAAGCTGGCGCAGAATATCGGTAGGCACGTCCGTCGTCCAGGCTATCAACTCCGCCAGGTGCATGTTCTCCAAAATCGCTTCCGTGCCGCCCCAACCCAGCCGGCCTACGTTCGCAAAACCACCGCCCCCCGAACCAAAACATCGCAGCAAGCCTGGTCCTTCGTAACTCGTCTCGTCTTTGGAAGAAGACGAAATGAATCCCGCGCGCTGATAAGTCAACATCGTCCACTCCCCGGCAGCGGCGTCATGATACTGATTTGCAAAACTAGGACCACTCGTCAAATAAGTCGATAACGCGACTCTGTTTGACGCCGTGACATTCGTCACAAACCCGATTCGATTCGTGCCAGTCGTCCCCGTCTGTTGTCCAAGCAAAATGGTCGCATTCGACGCTTTCATTATCGCGATCACCGTGCAATACAAAGGCGATTGCCCCGACCCGGACCCCAGTAACGTCAAAGTCGCCGGAGCGTCCAGATACCGATGCACCGTATTGCCCGCATCATACAAAAACTTCACCGCCGGCTTCGTGCCAATGGCATTCGTTACGTATTCGGGTTGCTTGCCAGCGGTAGCCTGCACCCAATTTCCTCCAGCAGAACCTTCATTTGTCCACGAAGCAACCAGGTCCCCGTTATTCAAAACCAAAGAATCGGCTTTGAACCAAATCAAAGGAAGAGGCAAAAAGTCAGCGATGGCGATAACCGATCCCGTCGCCTGATTACCGTTGCTGCCGTTGGCGCCGGGCAAACCGTTCGAGCCGGCTGCGCCATTCGTGCCGTTGGTGCCGTTAGTGCCGTTTGCCCCAGGCGCACCGTTCGTGCCATTGGTACCGTTGGTGCCGTTTGCACCGGGCGCCCCGTTCGCGCCGTTGGCGCCGTCAGCGCCGTCAGGACCAGCCGCACCATCAGGACCGGGAGCCCCAGAGATTCCAGAAAAAGACCCCGCGAGAACGGAATTCAAAATCTTCCGCAACAGCGGATTGTTCGCGTCTCCGGTCTTGTAGGTCTGATCGCTCACACGCCGTTTCCTCCCTTGACTGACGGAAACTTCCCCCGGATATATCCATAGAAAATCTGGCGCATCGCACTTTCATCAAGATCAAGCGACCACGCCATCAACTCGCACAAATCAAAATTCTCATTGATGCTCACCGCGCCGGAATACCCCATCCGCTGAGGCAAGAATCCAAACGCATCTCCTACGCGCCCTCGCACAAGCCCCGGCCCTTCATACACCACGTCTTGAAACGCTTTGCGCGTTATTCCGATCATCGCAAAGTCGCCAAACCGAGTTTCACACCACGACGGGGCCGAATAAGCACTCGTCTGGAGGTAATAGTTCAACGAGTAATTGTTTAAGGCACCCACGCCGTTAATCGTCAACCGATCCGCAGCACCACTTGACCCCGCCAATCCTAACACCTGGCTTTGCGCCAAGGCGCAGATAACCAAAATTATGGTTGCATTCTTCGGCAAGGTCCCGGTCGTATTGTGAAGCAACGTCACGGCTGCTCCCGCGTCCAGATATTTGTGGTTCGGATTCGCGTATCGAAATCGAACCGCGGATTGAATGCCTAGTGCATTCGTGATATACGTCGGCTTGTTATTCGCCGTAGCCTGCACCCAGTTTCCCCCGACCGAGCCCTCGTTGGTCCACGAAGCAACGGGGTCATTATTGTTCAACACAAGCGAACTCGCCTTGAACCAAATCAACGGAGTGGGCAACACGTCCGTCAACGTCTCAATTCTTCCAGGAGCCGGAGCTCCCGCCGCACCGTCAGAACCAGGAGCCCCGTTCGAGCCGGCTGCCCCGTCAGTGCCATTGGTGCCATTGGTGCCGTTTGCCCCAGGCGCACCGTTCGTGCCATTGGTACCGTTGGTGCCGTTTGCACCGGGCGCCCCGTTCGTGCCATTCGAGCCGTCAGAACCAGCGCTGCCGTCAGGACCCGGCGCACCGTCAGGACCCGCCACACCCGCAAAAGAACCTTCGTTCAACGCTGTTGCCACTTTTCGCAGCAACCTGTTGTCGGAATCACCAGTCTTTGGGACGTTATCGCTCATTCTGCGTCACCTAAAAGCTGCAACCACTTCCGCAAAAGCACGTTTTCGCCATCGCTATCAAACGCCTGCCGGCTCACCGGAGCGCTGGGAATCACGGCCCTCAATCGCTCGACAATCTTCCGGAGCAACTGCTGGTCTGAATCGCCTGTTTTTACCTGCGTGTCCATTCGAGAAAGGCCGCCAGAGTTGACTCTAAAGTCTTCTCCGGCGGCCAGTGAAGCGGCGCGCAGGAATCAACACCAGGGGAGCGCGCCGCGTTAGCTTAGAGCTGGCTAACGTGCCCGCCTTGGCCCGTCAGCGGGAGCGAGGAAGTCACGGTGCAGGGTTCGAGGCCGAGATCCGCCGTGCAGCGCTGATACAGGATCGGGATCTCGTGCTGCGGCCGAATGGGCCGATACGCACGGGTGATCTGATACTTGTGCCAGCCGAAGTCACCGAACGGATTGCAATCGTTATCGATCACATAGTGCCAATCGAGCTCGCCCATGTGCAACTGGGGCGCGAACTTGAACGTGCCTTCGCCCACATACTTCTCGGGCACCTGGCGCTCGTAACTGCCATCGGCGAAGAGGAAGCCCACTTCCCACGCACCGCGCAACCACGAAGGATTGTGTTTGCTGTAGGCAGTGTTTTTCATCGCGTTGACGATGGTGATCACGGGGTCGATCAGGTTCAGCGTGCCGTCTGGCAGGAAGCCGGAAGCGCGCAAAGAACGCTGGTCGATACCGAACGCGATGCCACGGTAAGCCGGGGCAGTCTCGAACGAGTAACCCTGGAGGCCCTCGCCCCCAACCTCGTAACGACCCGCTTCGGCCCACAGGAGGACTTCCTTGACACCGAGCTCCTGACGGAACAGTTCAATCGCGGCATCACTGCCGATGAACTTGAAGTGCGGCTGACCTTTGTCGCTGGCAGGGAACATCTCCGCGAACAGCGCTTCTTTCAAGAAGCGAGCCACGGTATGCAGAGCCTTGAACGACAACGGACCCGTCGGCGCGACCGGCGCGAACAGAATGCCGACATCGGGCTCATACCCACCAGTGAAAAGATCCTCGAACGCGTAACCCGCAGCCGCCACGAACTTGCTGGCGCTGTTCAGGTAGAGCTGGGCGCGCACATCGGAGTTGATGTATTGCGTGATCAGCTTCGCCAGAGCATCTTCAGCAGTCAGGTAAGACTGTTTGAACGCGGCGTAGCCTTGCTTGACGCACACCCGAGGACCGAAACCACGCTTGGATTTCAGTCGGTAGGTGAATTCCACGGTGCCTGTCTTGTCCTGCAAGCCAGTCGTGCCGCAAATCTGCGTGTCGTTGACAAACGTCGGAATGGCGAGGGAATCGCCAGGAGCCGCCGGCATCTGGACCGCAGACCGAACTTCATCAGACACCCCGCTCGGGAACGTGCCGCCCCGGAGAATGTTGATGTAAGGAGAGTTGACCGCAAGTGCCTTTGCCACGGTGCCGACGAGACGTTGAGTGTCCTTCAGCGCGATGTCACTGGCCTGTGCTGGAGTGATGCAATCACCCATAATGGAACTGCCTTTCCGCCAGGCGAACCTGGCTACCGAGGGTTGCTTCAACTCCAGGCCAGCGGAGCTTAGGCCGATAGCCGCGAGGAACAAACGCGGCCGAAAATTGAGTTCCGTTCTACCCCTACATTGCCGTTTTTCAGAAAATGGTCAAGCAACGTTGTCGAGTTGCCGTATCGGCACTTTGAAATACCGCTCTTGAATCGTGCGCACCCCGGCGCCCGTTTTGCTCCCGTGATAGAACACCGCGCCTCCTTGCAACAACACGTCGAGCAACCCGTGAGTGAACACTGGACCGCGCCAAAAGCTACGTATGCGCACCGAGTCGGCCTGACCCCACTTCTGGAACGTCTTCGCCATCGCCACGTCCCAGCCGCACCGCGCATCGCAACCCCCAATCTTCACGATCTCGCGCATGAACGGCTCCGAACACGAGAACATCGCGTTGCCGTTGATGTGATGCACCACATACTGCGTGGTCAAATGGCCCAGCACGCAAACTCCCTTCCGGTCCCACTCCTCCAACAGCTTATCCGTCCAACCCGGACAAAGCGGTATCGAGTCTCCCTCCGTCGTCAGCACCGCATCGTATTTCGGCCACAATCCGGCCACCAAACGCTCGTAGATGAAACTCATGGTGTCGAACCAGAGCTCATTCGGTCCGAAAGGCCAGCCCTGCGCCCGGCGCCGGCCAATAAACTCATGCACGCCGAACTTGCGCGACACGTAAGCCACCACCTTCGGGTCCGGCTTGCAGTCAAACCGAGCCACAAACAAGACATCGACGTTTTTGTTCAACTTCGGCTCCATGTCCGCCCACAGCTTCGCAACCTGCATCGACAAAGGTTTGTCACCCTCGAAGAATTGCAACGCCAACAACAGCCGCGGGGTCATGCCGCCCCCAGTCCGTAAAACGCGCGCACCGTCTGAAACCCAGCGTCCGACTTGATCCCGTGATACCACACCGCACCCCGGCCAACCAAAGACACCAACAAATCCCGATCAAAAGTCGGGTGCCTCCAGTAGCTTCGGATCAGCTCCGTGTTCGCCCAGCCCCACGCCTCGAAGAACGGGGCCAGGGTAACGTCGAACCCCGCAAACTGCCACTTCGACCGATCCGCCAACCGCTCCAAGACTGCGCGCAAAAAGGGCTCCTCGCAACTCAGCATCGCGCTTCCGTTTATGTGCCGAGGATTCTCAATCAAGTGCCCCAACACGAAAACCCTCTTGCGCTCCCACTCTTCCAGCAGACGATCCGTCCACCCGCGCACCAAAGGAATGCTATCGGCCTCCGCCGGAAACACCGCCGCGTAATCGCGCCTCTTGAGACCTGACACCTGATAAATATGCGCGTAGGTCCACTGCAATACCGCCAACCAAACCCCCGTGCATCCACCAGGCCACCCTACCGCGCGCTGCCAGCCCCGCACGCTCGCCGTCCGAAACTTCCGCGACACGTAATCCACCGTCACCGGGTCCGCCTCACAATCAAACCGGGAAGCGAACAAAATCTCCGTGCTCTCGTTGAACCGCGGCTCCAGATCCGCCATGCACCGGGCCAACTTCATCGCATGCGCCCGGTCTTCCGGGCAAAACTGCACTGCGACAAGCAGACGAGGAGCGCTCATAACGACTTCGGCCCAAAACAATACGTGCCCAGGTGCCCGAGCACCAAGCCCATGTCGATAAACGGCTGGTGCCCCGCCTGGGCGGCGCGAATACAGAAAGTCACATCCTCGCCTTGCCCCAGGTAATTCGAGGCCCGCGACTGCTTCTTCCCTCTCTCCAACAATGCCAGCGCCTCAGCCACTCGCACTAGCGGGTCTTTCCTGTCGTCCTCCAGCACCCCCTTCGCCGCTGCGGCCGCTTGAACGAGGTCATGCTCTGACGGTGTAAAGAAGTTCCACGCCTCGTCGCCCCCTCGCGGCGCAAGCTCTGGAAACTTCGCCTGGATGTCCTCATAAACCGACCGGTGCACCAACAGGCAGCCGGTCGCGATCCAGCGAGTCGGTTTCACCGTGTCATGCGGTCCCGACCGCGCAAAGGCCTCCTCCGACTGGTTCGCGATCCCCTCGCAATACATCGGCTTGCCTCCAACGTGCCGCCCAAAATACAATCCGCCCACCACGGTTTTGTTGTGTTTCTTCAAACGGTTGATCGCGTGCAACCCGGCAAACTGCTCCGGGAAATTGAAACCCGTCACACTGTTGAACCAGGTAGCATTCCCCCACGGCAACACCATGTCGTCGTCGATCCAAAGGCTCCAATCAAAGCCGGATTCAAGAAACTGCGTGGCCAGCGTGTTCCGAGAATGGATGATGAACGCATCGCCGAAATTCAGCATGACCGACATCTTGGCCCGGTCCAACAGCGCTGCAATCGAAAAAGAAGTCAACGGATTCGTGGCCTTGTAAAAAGGCAACAGCAGGGCGACATCCTTGCTGTCCCAGTTAGCCCGCTCGTTCTGCACGAGCTCAGCCATCAGCGGCGCTTTCACCACCCGCTCAATCGCAGACAACGAAATCGGCTTGGAGCCATTCTTCCACTGCCGCAAGAGCAGCTCTGAAACGCCGAAGAACGCCGCCGCTTCAGCAGCGTCCGCCATCCCGTCAATCTTGCGAATGACGCAATCCGTGAGGTAAGACATAGACTTAGCTCCCGGTTTGCGACGCTCGCAGTGCGTCCAGGGCCGCATCCCCCCGCATCAGGATGCTCTGCCGCGGCGCCGGAGTCTGTCCTGCCGGCGGAGCGTGCCCGGTTCGAGCCACCGAGGAAGACTTTTTGATCTTCTCCAGCTCCGTCTCCGCCTTGGTCGCACGCGCTTCCACTTCCTTGTAAGCCGCCGAAACGGCCTCCAGCTCCATCTTTCTGCGAAAGGCCTGCACAGTGCCCAGGATCAACAGCGCCTTCGTCTGCGGCGTGTTGTCGGTCAAGAAATCCTTGACCGCTCCCTGCATTTCGACGACGAACTTATTATGCTGCTCCGCAGAAACGCGCTCCTCCGGCTTTGCCGCTGCCGCTACCGCACGTGGCTTGAGCCATTCGAGCTGGGACAAATGCGCCTCCGTCGCCTTCTGCACGTCCGTCGCCCAGTGCGTGCGCTCCTGCTCCTGCACGTCCCTGCGCTGCTTCAGAAACACGTCGGCGTTCTGCTTCGCTTCTTCGAGCGCGCGCGCCTTCGCAATCCCCACGCTCTCGATCTCGACCAACTTCGAGTCGATAAACCGTCGAGCTGCCGTTGGCAAGTGCTCCTGTAACGGGTCCCAATCCACCTTCGCCGGGCCGCCAAGATTCTTGATCTTGTCGATGTTCTCTTTCGACATCCCCACTTGCTCCAACTTCGTGTAAACCGCCTGCTCGGCGTCCACAACCTTCGTGTCAAAGTTAGTCTTGAAATAGTCGTCGGTTTGAACCAAGATAGTTTTCTCCAGCTTCGCCAGCCGGTCAAACTCCGCCTTCTGCTCCGGCGTCATGGCCTGGGAAGCCTTCGACTTCGCGTCCTCCAACGACTTCTGCGCCTCCGCGAGAGCTGCCTCCCGCTCTTGCAGCTTGGTCCGCGCAGCACTCTTCAGAGCCGCGAAACTTTCAGCAGTCTTGGGCTTGGTGTGCTGGGGCAATTGATACTCGTCCATCCAGTCAGGCGGTGATGCAGGAGGCGAACCCGGTGTAGGTGGGACAGGGGGAACGACAGGAACGGGCGCCGTCGGAGGTTCGAGCGGAACGGGGGGCGCCGGAGGCGAGACTGGAACAACGGGCACTGGAGGTTCGGCCGGCTCGGGGAGTTCCACAGGCTCGACGGAAGGAGCGCCGCCGGCAGGGTCCGGCGTAACTTCGGCAAACAGCTTATCCAGCGCGTCGCCGCCACGACCGCTCTTGATGGAGGCCAGCGGAGTCGCAGTATTCGGATCAGGGGTTTTGACAGGATCAGGCATAGGCTTGACAGGTTAGAATTAACTGGTCGGATTATCCGGGTGAGTAACAGCAACATCGGCTTCATCAGGCGATTGAGGCAACGTCGGCACTGGAGGAGGAGAAGGCCATTTCGAGTCGTCGTCGAGCGAAGCATACTGGATCGAGGTCTCCGGGGCCTTCGACTCTTCGACGGTGAGCGAAACCAGGTTCTCCAGGAAAAGCTCGTATCCCGCCACCACACCCGCGTTGGTGAGCCGGGAAGCGATCGAGCCCTGGCGCGTGAGGTCGGGCCGCATCGCGTGCGTATGCAACAGGGCTTCCTGAAGGACGGAGTTCTCAAGCAGCTCGCGTAACGCGATCGCTTTGTCGGAAGTCCAGAGCCCTAGTTTCTTGAAGACGATCATACCTGCGCGGGAGCCAGAGGAACAGGTGGAACAGGCTGTCCCGGATTCATAGGTGAAGCAGGCTCCGGCGGCGCAAACGCTTCCGGTGTGCCAACCCCGGGCTCCTGGCCGGCTTGCTCCTGGGCTGCCATTGCTTTGATCTTCTGCACCGCCGCTTTCGCTTGCTGCACAGCCTGAATGTCCTCAGCAAACACGTTTTTGTCCGCGCCCTGAGACAAAGCAAACCCTAGATGCTGCTCCGCATGCGACAACAAAATTTCCAGCAGCGCAACCGCGTCAGGTTGTGTCATCGCTGCCGACACTGTCGCCGTAATCGCCTGCAACTGCACGTCCAGATGAATGCGATGATTATCCCGAGGAGACACCGGCACTTCCTGCCCGTGCACCATCAGGAAATTCTCAAGCTGCTGCATGCGCGCTTGCTCTGCCAACTCCGTCGGGTCTTCGTCCGGCAGCAAAATCTGGTCCGCAAAATCCCCGCTAATCAAGGCCGAAACCTTCTCGCGTTCCAGTATCTTCTGATTGTAGAGCGGATTCGAGCGGCCCTCCTGGGCGATCACCACAATCTTCTGCCGCTGCAACTCCGTGAAGTCGGACACCGTGTTGATCGTCGGCTGATTCGCCAACATTTGCAACTCCTCCGGCGACATAACCTTCAACAACCGCTGCTGCATCTGCTTCGCCGGCTCGTCATCCACTTGCTCCGAGCAAATCCGTTTCTGCATGATGCTCACCAGATCCGACATCTGGGTGAGAAACCGACCGATGATCGCGTCGGCCTTTTCGTCATCCCGGGCCGCGTAGAAGTCCACAGCAGCCTTCGTCACGCGCTCTCCCTGAAACACTTTAGGCGTAGTGCTGCCAGCAATCTGATCGAGCAACCCCGTCAACCACGAGTCCATCGCGATGTAGGGGTCCACCGCGCCGTCAATCCTCTGCTGCGACACCTCGAAATTGTTCGACACAAGAATCGCATTGCCAAACACGTTCATGCGGAACTTGCGGAAATGCTTCTCGTCGCCGCGCAACACAAGCTTGCCCGCAAGCTGCAACCGATCGACGATCTCGTTGCGCGCACGGTCAAGGACGTTAGCCATCGCATAGACTTCGCGACCAATCCCCTTGCTGCCATGCAGGGTCCCATTGGCCTGCTGGAAACTGAAAAACGCCGCAACGTCCGCCATCGACTCAAACCGGTCCGCCCGCCCAAACACCGGGTAGAACGCATTCGTTGCGTAAACCGAGTGACTCACCTTGCCCGTAACTTCCACCGCGAGCACGTGCCAAAGCTCGATCACCGAAGCCCCCTGCATAAAACTTCCGAACAACGACAGTTGCCGTTGCAAGTCCTCATATACGCGCGCCCAGTCCGCATACTTGCTACGGATAGTCTGCGGAGAGGCCTCGTTGACCGCCTTCACGGCGTTCGGGATGTTCCAGCCTGCGTCATTCGCCGACTCGTGGTCCCTGATCCGGGCAAACAAATCATGCGGCAAAATCGTCTCTTTCAGCACCACAAGCTGCGCATACTCCGGGTTTTGCTTGGTCCCGATCGGGACGAAAAACTCATCTTGCCGAAACGCTTTCGGCCACCAGTCGTATTCGTCAAGACACGCAACGCCAGCGAACCCAAACAACGCATTCTCCTGCGCAATCTCGGAGACGAGGTTCTTCCACCCCTTGCGCCCCCGGATCAACTTCGTGATCTCCTCGCGAAAACGACGCGTTTTCTCCGTCGAGCCCTGGACATAGTCGGGCAACTGCGAACTGGTGAGAAACTTCACTTTGTCAAGCGCGTCAGCGAACCGCGGCGCCACCTTGTCGATCAGCGTCGGCAGTGGCTTAGTCGAGAAATTCGCCTTCCACGAGAGGCCCTCCTGTTCCAGTAGTTCATCCTTCCACGGCTTCTCCGCGTCATACTTGCTCATGATCCGAGCCGCGATGATGTTACGCTGCCGGTTATCCTGCACGAGCTTGACGATGATCTGCGCCGCGACCGCTTGCGAGGGAACAGAGCGCTGCCGCGGCTGCATCGTCGCAGGATCGACCGCGGGACTCCTGATCATGCCCGCCTGGGCCGCATACTCGGAAATGTAGCTCTGCTCCAGACCTGTCGAATACGTGCTATCAGTTGCCATAGAATCTCACTTCTTCTTGCGAAAGCGCGCCCAGGTCCACTTCGCGCGCTCCCAGTAACCGCGAGGACACCGCTCCGCCGAAAACAAAACCTTCACCGGCAACATGCACAAGCATGCCTGGCATTGGGTGGTCTCCCACAAAAACTCGGAACACCGCACGCACCGCGCCGTTCGAGCCGATGAAACGTCATTCGGAACCGTGGTGTGCCCGTTGAAAATCCACCACAGGAAATTCAACATCCCGGCCTTCGCCGCATACCAAAACATGCGTGGCGCGACTTTCATCGAGTCCAACAGTTCGCCGGCAAAAACGGGTATCCCATCGGGCGCCGTTCAAGCAACACCGACACCCGCGTATCAGTGCCCAGTGCCCGGCAAGCCCGCAACGACTCCTGGCCGAGCTTCTTTCCCCTCTGCAAAATTCCCGAGATATTGTCGATCACCGAAGAGCACGTCGCACAGCTCTTGCCCAGGTCGGCTTGCTGCGGACACTTGGCGCACACCTCCACTCGCGCCCGAACTTCTTCGTCGCGAATATAACTCAATCCGCCTTCGCCACTCTTTCGGAACGTAAACGCGAGCCATCCCGTCACCTTTCCATCCAGCGACGCATTTTCGGAAATCTTCGGCTGTTCGGCCGGCATCCCCTGTCCACAAAGCCCCGGATTGTTCGCACATAAGAAATCCGTCAACTGGTGTTCCAACGCAGTAAGTGCCTTGGGAGAAGTATCAAGCCGGCGCTGCACCCGATACTCAACCAGCTTGTTGAGCAGCCCGTCAAAGTCCCCGGCCGTAAACCGCACACCTTCAGCGTCGATGAAGAAATACCCATTGCAGGGGTAGATGTTCGGATTGATCCTGGCCATGAAAAAGAAGGAGCGGCGGAGTCGATCAAGTCATGCACGCCGGACTTACCGGCTGCTGATTGAGAACTTTTGGCTGCGCGCCGCTCATAAGTAGCTTAGAAGCGGCCCGAGGTGCACGTGCCCGTGCCCGACTTATGCGCGGACGACACCGGAAGTTGCTTCGGAAGTCGCAACGGCAAATTATGGACCGTGTTCGGAGGTCGCAACGGCAAAATGTGAATCGTGCCTTGACCAGACTTCGGAGAGGATGTGCTCATAATGGATTGGAACTGTAAACCAAGTAAACTGTGCTTCGTCACGATACTCAATTGCCTTTTTCTGCGTTTTGGTCAAGCAATCCCCCAGTCCTCGCGCTCCAAACGGTTCGTGCAGTCGCATACCACGACCGGCTCTCCGTCGTCCAAACCCGGACCCGATTCCGTCGCCGGAAGCAGTTCGCCCTTCATGCTCAGACTCACCCCCGCCGCCATTCGGATGCCGTGAACCAACAGCGTCACCGCGTCTGCTTCATTGGGGGAGGAGGCCATTTCCCGACTGCGGTAATCGTCCTTTTCCTCCACTTTGGCCAGCTTCCCCGGAGCGTATCTCCGCTTGCCAAGCTGCCGATACAACTCCGCCGTATCAATAGCCGGCGCCAACTTCACGAAATCAAACTCGATCCACTTTTTCAACGCAAACCAAAGCTCCGAGACAAGCTTCTGGTAAACCTCCTTCGGAGTCTGCTCGTCCTCCTCGAAAATCTTCTTCTCCGTCGCCGCCTCAGAGTAGTTGACGGCCATGATCTCTGGGCTCCAAATCTCCCGCAGCAAATCAACGACCCCCGCCCCGTGCCCCGTCTTGTCCAGCATGATGTGCCCCGGCTGCACGCCAAGCTGCAAAGAAAATTCCCGAACCTTCCGGGTCATGGCAACCGTCTCACCCTTCGGCAACTCGAAAATCGCCTCCACCTGCAACCCGTAGCGGGGCCTGGATCTACCCAAAGAATCCTGGAACATGGTCGTCGTGCCCTTGGGATGCTGAATTGAGGGAGGCAACTCGACGCCGACCGCGATACCGAACAGCCCGTGCGCATAGACCGCTGCATCGCCCCCGGTCAGCGCCAGATCCACCCCCGCGTAACCCGAAGGCCGCTCCGAGAAGATCAGCTTCCCCTTGAACCGATCAAGTATCCCCTGCGGAATGACCGCGAAGTTCACGCCTTCGGGCGGATAACACCCCCGAGCCATCGTGAAATAGCCCGGCGTTCCGATCCCGCCCGCATTCGAGATCACGTTTTGCAGCCCCTCAGCAGTCTGCAAGCCGGGGTAAATCACCTTTTTCTGCACCACGTTCGGGCATCGGTAGGCATCGAGCCGAACCACGTCCCAGCCGCGTTTACTCCGCCACTGCTCCGACTTCTCGATGTCGAAGCCAAGCTGCCAGCCTTGCTGAGGCTCCGCACGCTGGCCCGTGTTGCCGTTCATGTCGCGCGGGTTATAGGCACCGATGATCTTGAAGTTTTCCACCCCGTTCACGTTCGACACGGAGTTGTCGATGTCTTTCCACACCGCTAACGGCACCTCTTCGAGTTCATCCAGGAAGATAAACAGCCGAGACAGCGTCCCAAAAATAGGATGCTTGTGCTTCCGCGGTCGGTTGTGGAATCCCTGCAACCTGCCGGCGGCTTTGGTCTTACCGATCGG